AACGCAGAAACCTGGATGAACATGCTACAGATAATGAACCAGACAGGCTTAACAATGGAATACAATGCAGGACAAATTGCAGAAGAAGCCATACGTGCGATGGGTATAACAGACCTCGACAGGTTTAGAGTAAACCAAGAGCAACTTAAAAAACAAGGTCCGACACCATCACAACAAATGCAAATCATGGAAAAGATGCGTGGTGCATCTGTCAAATCTGGCGAAGATGTAAGCAGAGAAGTAGAACGTGGCAACCTTGTTCCAATGAGAGGTAATCAACGTGGATAAAGAAGTTATAAATTTTGTAGAAGAAAAATTTAAACTCTTCAAAGAAGAAACACAAAAGCTTCTTGACGCCAATGCAGAACTAATTATCAACAACAAAAGCGAAATAGATGCCTCAATCGAGCAGGGAAAGCAGAGAGACAAGGCAATCGAAGTAGTAGAGGGAAAGATAATACAATACGTAAACGAGCGACAGGAAGTCTCTAAAAACGATTTTAAAGAAGAACTGACACCTATCATGGAAATGTTTAAGTCAATAGAAGCTACAATCGAAGAGTGCAAAACAAGAATACTTGAGATTGAAAGGCAACAAAGCAAAGTAACTACAGCAGAAAAATATTCACTTACAAAATCAAAACTGATAAGATTAATGAAAGATATGGGGTATTATAAGTAATGGCAGAGACAAGACCTACTGGCGAACAACTTCGATTTCTTTCTGCCAACACAGGCGAACACGTCCTCGACACCTACATGGAAGCAGCCGAAATAGGTGGACGTACATTATCAGACCTGCTCGATGACCTATTTGACCCTGCTAACAGTGGTACATTCCGTTCAGAAAATTTTGAGTTTAGATACAACGCAACAACAAGCAACCTACAATTTAGAGCAGGCGTATTCTCAAACTCAAGTGCAAGCTTCGTAGATGTAACAAGTTTCTTCAGCGTAGAAGGAGCATTCAGTACATCAACATCTTACAACAACTTTGACCTTGTAACTGTAGCCAATAGTGACGTATACTTAGTACATGGTCTTTCATCAGCTACAGCCTTCGGCTCGGAATCTGCATTCATCAGTTCGTCAAACACGAAGAAGATTGTCGATGTATCAGGAGCGCAAGCCCAAGCCGCAATCGCAAGCGACCACAGAGCAGACGCAGCCAAGTATGCAGTCACAGCAGAAGACACCTCGTTCTCCCTAACCAGTACCAATGGTGGTACATCAGGTCTTTTCTCAGCACTTCATTACCAAGCAAAAGCAAGTGCTAACGCAACAACAGCAACCACTCAGGCAGGTCTGGCAAGTGACCAACGTGCAGACGCAGCCAAATACGCATTAACTGCACACAACACAACATTCAGTTTAACATCAACAAATGGTGGGACATCTGGTCTTTACTCTGCCCTTCACTACGCAACAGAAGCATCTAACTCAGCATCATCAGCGTCAGGTCACAAAGACACAGCATCAAACCACGCAACTGCACCAACAACAACATTATCATCTGGTTCTGCAAAAGCATGGGCATTAGGTGGTGGTTCATCTTTTACATCGACAACATCTGTATCAGGTTCTAGTTTTTCAGCTAAATACTATTCAGAACAAGCATTAGCAATGAATGTATCAGCATCAGGTCATGCTAGTACAGCAAACACCCACAAAAATACAGCGTCTGACCATAAAGACGATGCAGGCAAATATGCAGTTACAGCACATAACACTACATTCACACTCACATCTACAAATGGTGGCACGTCTGGATTATATTCTGCATTGCATTACGCTACAGAAGCAGCCAACAGTGCAACAGCCGCACAGAACACAGCAAATGCAATAGGCAACCTTAACAGTTTATCAGACGTAACTATAAGTTCTATAGCCAACAATCAGTTTATTCAATACAACAACAGCTTATCTAAATTTGTAAATGTAACTAAATCTCCAATTATTACTTTAACTGGAGACGTAACTGGTACTGGCACATTAACAAATCTTGGTGACGTAAGTTTTGAAACTACAGTAGTAGACGACAGCCACAATCATACAATAGCCAACATTGATACTTTATCGACAGTACTTGCATCTAAATCTACAGAAAGCAAAACAGAAACACTTACCAACAAAACATTCGATGTCGAAGGTACTGGCAACTCAATCTCAAACATTGATGTAGCAGATTTAAAATCTGGAGTACTCGACACCAACTTATCAAGCGTTTCTTCAAGTGACGACACACTAGCGTCTGCAAAGGCTATTAAAGCTTATGCAGATACAAAGTTAAGTGGGAATGAAACAATTACTTTATCTGGAGATGTTAGTGGTTCTGGGACTACATCAATTTCAGTCACAGTAGCAGACGACAGTCACAATCATGTAATATCAAATGTTGATGGTTTACAATCAGCATTAGACGACAAAGCACCATTAGCATCACCTGCATTAACAGGAACACCAACAGCAACAACTGCCGCAGCTAACACAAACACAACACAAATAGCAACAACACAATACGTACAGACAGAGCTATCAGCCCTTGTTGACTCAGCACCAGGCACACTCGACACTCTTAACGAACTAGCCGCAGCTCTAGGTGATGACGCAAACTTCTCAACTACAGTTACCAACAGTATAGCAACAAAGATGCCATTAGCAGGCGGCACATTTACTGGTAACGTAACCATTGATGCTAAACTAACTGTTGACCAAGATACAACAAACCAGATGGTTGCATCTTTTGAAGGTATAGATGGGCGTGTTCATATTGGTAGATATGGTCACATACTTCAACAAAATACTTCTGATAGCACTACAAACTTTTGGTCTACATCAACAAGAAATGGTGGTAGTCTTGACATAGCTTACGGAACAGCAACTTCTGATGGAGTTGTATCTACAAGTAATAATATTATTAGCATTGCAAAAACTGGTACAACAACATTTAATAATGACGTAACTTTTACTGGTGCTAACTACAATGTAGCATGGGATAAGTCTGATAACGCACTAGAGGTTTCTGATAATGCTAAACTTACATTTGGTAATGGTGCTGATTTAACAGTTAGACACCAAAGTTCAAATAATACTTCTTATATAGAAGAAACTGGTACTGGTCATTTAGTAATAAAAGCTGATGACCTATATTTGCAAAATGCAGCTGGCACTCAAAATACAGCATTTTTTCAAGATGGTGGCGAAGTTCAATTAAGATATGCTAACTCTATAAAAATTAAAACAACAGCTTCTGGTGTTTATGTTGGTGGAGAAATAGAAACAACAGGTAACATTGAATTAGGTCATACTTCTGACACAACAATATCAAGAGCTTCAGCAGGAGTGGTAAATATAAATTCAAACGCAATTTTAACTACAGCAACAGGTGCAACGTCAGATGACGTAACAGCGTTAGCGATAGCATTGGGGTGATTTATGCCAAACACATTTAAGACAGTAACAAAAGCAGGAGTGACAGGTGTCAAGACGATATACGAAGCAGGAGGCTCAGTAAACGCAACTGTAGTCCTTGGCTTGATGGTCTGCAACACAACGTCTTCTGGAATAACTATACAGGTAAAACTTTTATCTGACACAACAGGCAGAGTACCATCAGCAACAACTACCAGTACAGAAAATACAAACGTCTTCCTTGTAAAAGACGGACCTGTCCCTGTTGGAGGCACACAGGAATTTCTGGGTGGAAACAAGATTGTATTGGAAGACACAGACAGCATAACACTTCAAGCGTCTGGCGCAGCAGATATAACGCTTAGTATAATGGAGATAACCTAATGCCATTTATAGGCGCACAGCCTGCAACAACATTTGCTAAAGCAACATCACAAGTATTTACAAATGCTAACGGAAGTATTGTAGATTTTACTTTAAACAAACATGTATCTAATCCAGAAGACATTGAAGTATTTGTTTCAAACGTACAACAGCAACCAACAACATCATATACAATATTAAGTGATGGCGTTACGCTTCGCTTTAGCGAAGCTCCACCATCTGGAGACTTTTACGTAGTCTATCGTAATCTTGCACAGCAAACAGGCACAGATACAGGAGCATTTAGAAAAACTGGTGGAAGTATTTCTGATGCTGTTTATGTAACTGGAAATGACTCAAGTTATACACAGGCAAGTGGCAACGCTACATCAACTTTATCAGTTATAAACTCTAGTTATACAAATAGTGGTAATGGTGTTTTATATGTAAAACAAGGTGCTGGTACAAATCAACCTACAATGACTATTGAACAAACTGGTGGTGGTGGTAATCCAGATGATACTCAAGGATTGCATATAAAAATAGCAGGACAAAACCAAGGTAGTGGTAAAGCCATAAGAGTAACAACAACAAATTCAAGTCTTAATAGTGGTAATGCTTTTGATGCATTTACAGTTTATAATGGTGGCGATGTTTCAGTTTATGGCAACATTGCTATGGGAGCTAATAAGGGGATAGATTTTGCCAGTGCTTCTGCAGGAACAGGTGGCACTGGTGCAGCAGAAACTTCAACAGCTACTGTCCTTGATGATTATGAGGAAGGCACTTTTACACCATCATCAAACTCTGTATTTGGTGGAAGTCCTACAGCAGTAGGTATGTATGTTAAAGTAGGGAATATGGTAAATGTGTCTGTAAGATTTTCAGCAAGTGGTGCAAGCACTAATGGACATCAGTTTGGTATATACTTACCATTCAAAGCAGGTTCAACACAATCAAGTGGTTCATTCAATACTTGGTTTGGAAATGGTATGTTTACTTCTGGTAATAGTAATGGACAGCATAGAGTTTGGGGACTGGAAGGTAATGGTAATTACGTTGATATACGACAACAAAATGCAAGTAACACATCTCAAATAACTGGTAGTGCACAAGGTGGAAGCTTTGGTATGCACTTTAGTATAACATATAGAACAAAAGATTAAGAGGTTTAAATGGCTTTAACAGAAAAATCAATATATGACAAAGTGGAAATAGTCGGAGACGAAGGTTGGACTATTCAATGGCGAAGGAATGACCAAATTTTAAAAGATGGAAATGCAATCGCCAATAATTATCACAGAGGATTATGTGAACCAGTTAATTCATCTTATGATGTAGAAAATAAAAAATGGGTTTATACAGAACATGATATGTCAAAAGAACCATTTAGTGATGCTAAAATAAAAGCAATAGCTACAGCACTTTGGACAAATGATGTAAAAACTGCTTTTAAAAAATGGGTAGAAGATAATAGGACACCAAACTAATGCCACTATCAAAAATAAGTACAAATCAAATAGGAACATTAGCATCGTCTAATATGCCAGCAGGTGCTGTTTTGCAAGCTGTTCATCATCTTGATACTAATAGCCTTACTTATGCAGCCACTTCATCTGCTCTTGGACATGATATTTTAAATTATGAACTTACAACTAAAAAAGCTAATTCAACATTTTTTGTGTCATATTATATAAATCATGGTGTTTCTGGAATTGCTTCTAATATGGATAGTTATGATTTACATTTTTTATGTATGAGAACTGCTAGTGGAACTCATGCTTATATTGGTGGTAATAGTACCTTAACTAGAAATACTGCTAATGCTCCTACAAGTGCAAAATTATATTGTTCTGATGTTGTTTTTTCTCCAAGTAGAGGTGCTACTTATGGCAATGGATATGATACATTTCATAGAAGTGGTTCACTTATAGACAGTCCAAGTTTAGCGGCAGGGGTAACAAATCGTTATAGAATAAGAATGTTTAATCAAGCTGCTCAGCCTATTAATAGAGGTAGAAATGGTTTAGATAATGCAGGAGGAACAAGTAGTTTATTTATAATGGAGATTGCAACATGAGTGACAAAGAAGATGCAAGTAAATTTACAACAGCATTGGAAAATACTAATGTTAAAGAATGGAAATTTGTAGGTCCCAACCCAACAAACGAAAAAGAATTTAATGCTGGCTTTCATAAAGTTGTGGGTGATGATGGCAGTGGTGGTGCTGTTTATAGTAATGACCCAAGTAAATTTGAAGTAACTTGGGCGCAAGTAAAAGCTGAATTGGATAAATTATAAGGAGTAATGAATGCCATATATAGGTTCATCACCAAATTTTGGAGCAGTAGAAAGCCAAACAATAACAACAGCTAATGGCTCTACAGCCGCATTTACGCTTAATCAATTTGTACCAGACAGCGACAGTATAATTGTAACAGTAGGTAACGTAGTCCAAGAACCTACAACTGCATATTCAGCAGTAGGCACTACAATAACATTTACAGAGAACGTACCAAACGGAGACACAATCGTCATTCGTTATCTCGGCAGGTCAGTAGACGTGCCAACAACATATACAAACATAAACAGATTTAAGTTTGTTGCAACAGGTGGTCAGAATACATTCCAAAACAATGACGCAAATGGACTGACACTTAGTTACACAGTAGGTAACATAGACGTCTTTATGAATGGTGTACGTCTTGATGAGTCAGACTTTACTGCGTCTAACGGCACGTCTGTCGTCTTAGGGACAAACGCTAGTGCGTCAGACGAAATAATAATTATTGCTTACAAGACTGTAGTTATTTCTAATGGATTAGACAAATCGTCTGGAGGCACAGTTTCTGGAACTACAGTTTTTAGTGGTCAAACTACATTTAGTGGTCAAGCTTATTTTAGTGGTGGCATATTTGGAGACGTATCGTTTGACTCAGGTGTATTAAAAATAGATTCAGGAAACAATAGAGTAGGTGTTAATACAAATAGTCCTGCAACTGCATTAGATGTAAGTGGTAGTGGTGGAAATTATATAGCTACATTTCAAAACACAACTTCTGGAACACCTTATGGTGTTATTATTAAAGAACCATCAAGTGCTGGTGCTGGTTATCCATTATTAGCAATTACAAATCACAATGGTTCTACTACACGATTTAGAGTAGATAGTGATACTGGACATATAGGTGTTAATAGAGCGCCAACTGCAAATGATACAATTCATATTAATGATACACAGCCTATTATAAAACTTGAAGAAACATCTAGTGGTGGTTCTAAAATGACACAAATAGGAGTAAAATCTGATGGCACACCTTTTTTAGAAGCACCTCAATCTGGTGGTCAATTTCGATTTATAATGACTGGAACAGAACTTGGTAGATTTCATCAATATGGTTTTGCTGTAGGAAGAGGTGTTGATATGACTTCATCATCTGGACCTTTGGTTGTTTTTGCACCGAGTGCTACACATAATCAAAATGATGTTACAATTCACATTCGTAAACAAACTAATGTAGGTAATGATAGAATATTACACGCACAACAATTAGATAGTGGCAGTTTTGCAATAAGAGGAAGAATAAGAATAAACTCTGGACAAAATAATTTAGAGTTTGAAAGTTCATCTGATAGAAGAATTAAACAAGATATTGCAGACTTAACTGGTGCTATAGATAAAATTAAAGAACTTAAACCAAAAACATTTAAGTTTAAAGAAAACCCAAAGAGAGGAACTTTTGCTGGATTTATTGCTCAAGAGTTAAATGAAGTATTTCCAACATGGGTAACAAAAACAGATGATGGCACTGGCGATAATGTTCCTATTGTAAAAAACGAAGATGATAAAGATGAAGAACAGCCTTGGACTATAGGAACAGATGCACTTCAATTTTATTTAGTAGGTGCATTAAAAGAAGCAATAGCTAAGATAGAAACACTAGAAGCAAAAGTTAAAGCACTGGAGGAAGCATGAGCAGAGCAAGAAACTTAGCAGACTTATTACAGGGTGGCACAACAGTTCCTACTGCTAAAATCCCTACATTAAATGCTACTCATATGCCAAATGGTTCTTGGGTATTGCTCCATTCAGTATCTTCAGGTGTGGCTGTTTCTGAAATTCCTTTTAACAATACTTATATAACAACTGCCTATGATGATTATGTAATGATTGGTAAAAGTATTACTCCTGCTACAGATGGTGCTGAACCACATCTCCGAGTATCAACAGTTAATGGTTCTAGTATGGACGTTTATGTTGATAATGGTAGGCACTATAATAACATAAGTTCTTCTAGTCATGGTTCTGAAGCAAATCGTCATACTAATGGTTTTAGTATTCAATTAGCTACAGACTTAGGAAATGACTCTAATCAAGGGTGGAATTTTCAAGCACATTTTTTTGGATTAAACAATACAAGTTTTCAAAAATACATGCTTTACCAAAGTATTGGTAAACACACCAATTCAAAATATAAATGGGACGGAGGTGCTAATTTAGAAACAACAAATGCAATAAATTATATAGATTTTAAATTCAGCACTGGTAATATTGCTGCTGGTGCAAGAATAGCACTATACGGAATTAAGGGGAGCAATCACTAATATGGCACTATCTAAAATAACAAACGCAAGTTTCTTACCACCTGGATATGGAACAGATTTAGTTGGAATAATAATATCATACCCAAAAGATACTCTGCCAACAGGGTTTCTAGCTTGTGATGGCTCTGCCGTAAGCAGAACAACGTATGCAGATTTGTTTAGTGTAGTATCTACAACATATGGAACTGGAAATGGTTCAAGCACATTCAACGTACCAGATTTAAGAGCGGCATTTTTAAGAGGTTCTGGCGACCAGACTTATTCATCTATAGATTATAGTGGTGGGACAGCAGGAACTAAAAAAATACAATCTATAATGAATCATCAAGCAAGAACAAGACATACATACCATAACTTTTATGCTTGGGCAGATATACCAGTAGGATTTTTTCACCCACATAGTAACTGGGGTGGCAGTTCTACAGGTACTCAACTAAGTTCAACTAATAATGATGTAGGTTCTTTGACCTCAACATCAAGCAATAGAACTTATGCCAGTTATACAAATGCTGATAATGCTAATAATGAAACAAGACCATTTGGTATGGCAGTTAAATTTTGTATTAAATATTAGAGGTAAATATGAGCAACGATAAAACAGTTTGGAATATAAATACTGGACACCCAGAGACAGTACACGAAAGCCCATTAGAAAAAGACGTCTGGCATATGCCTTCTAATGTTTGCGAAGTTGAGCCACCAAAATTTGATGACTCAAAACAAAAATGTAGATATGATGGTAAAAAATGGATAGTTACAGATTACAACCCAGAGCAAGATTATTTAGACAGCTTGCCAGAAATAAAGAACCCAGAATAATGCCAAGACTTAAAACAACAATAAAGCCAGAAATGGCTGTTCAAATGAATCTGGAAGCACATGAACGTGAGTGTGCTGTTAGATACCAAGCCGTTCAAGATAAACTTGATAGCCTTGATAAACGTATGTGGCGACTTGAAGGTATGCAAGCTGTCACAACTTTATCTATTCTTGGACTTGTAATTTCAATCGTTTTAACTTAGGAGTATACTATGGGTATGCAATTAGATACTAAAAAAGTAATAACAAGACCTGTACCTAGCAAGGTAAAAGCTTTTAGGGCAGGCAAACCTATCATCAGAAAAAGCAAGAAGATGGGTAAACGTCAGGGAAAATAGTTGACACCAAAGCAAAAGTTACAAAATCTTTCAAAGTTATTAGAATCTAATAGTTGGAAGTTAATAGTAGAAATCATGGAAGAAGAAATAGTAACGTCTGCCATGAGTATCGCTGAAAGTCCTAAGATGGATTTGGAAGAAATTAACTTTAGACGAGGTGCAATATGGGCAGGAAAACAGTTACTCGAAATGCCTAATCGTTTAAAAATACGCTATGAGAATGAAATTGCGTTAGAAAAGGTAGACGAAAACAAAAAAAAGAGTAATATAGATATAACTGAAACTTAATCTTCGCTACGGCTAAGAAAGGAAAAAACAAAATGGCTATACAAAAGCAAGACCCTCAAATGGCAGCAGACGCAATCAGTAGAATTGCTTCAAACCAGTTGGGCGTTCCAACGCAACAGGCGCAAACACAACAACCTGCTCCTCCTGCAACACAACAACAAGCACCAAAACCAAAAGATACTGCCACCGAGCAAGCTGCTTCTAAAGGTTCGCCTGATACTGAAGGAGATAAGATGGTCGCAGAAGCTGTAGTCTACGAAATAGACTTTGGTGAAACAGACAAAGAAGGCAACAAGAAGAAAAGAGAACTTACGCCTAATCAAATTAAATCTACATTCGAAAGGTATTCGGCACTCAACCATAAGAATGCAGTATATAAACCAATTACAGACGTAATTGACCAATACATGAGAGCCAATCCTGGTGTATCAACCAAACAAATAGCAGAACAACTGGCAAATATTTCAAAAGCAGGAGAGTCAAATCCTACAATGGGTAACACTCAAGGCGACAAGCCAGGCGTTTATGAGAAAGACACAGCATTAAAATCAGGCGATATGGAAGCGTCTCTCAAGAAATGGGAAGAAGACAACGCTGTTACATTACCACCTGGCTTTAGAGACATGATGAATATGTCTGCACAGGGAAACAGTAATGTTGGTGCTATGCAACAAGAACTTGCACAGATGAAAAACATGCTACGTCAGGTCGTAGCACAAAGTGCAGGTGTGGCAGACGCAGCGAGAGCAGGCTACCAAACTGGTGAAAATGCACAAATACAGGCAGCAAAAACAACAATCGCAAATAATTTAGACAGAGTTCAGCAAGCTTTAGGTCTGGCAGACGGAGACGCACAAGAGTTTCAGATGTTTGCAGCAGAACGTGGATATACAATGGAAGACTTTGCAGACCCACAGCTTACAATAAAAGTAATGACAGATTACAAAAACAACAAGTCATCGCCAGAGATGGCTAGACTTAGAGAAATCATGGGCAAAAGACAAGCGTTTACTGGTAGCGTAGGTCAAACTGCTAATGCAGGAGACATGGCAAGCCCACAAGGAGATGCTCCTAACACCTTTGATAGATTTACAAATCAAGTAATGTCTAAGAAAGGATATAGTTAGAAAGCATAAAAGCACCCCTAGCAATACACTAATATTTCCTCTTGAACTAGACCCTCTTTTTAGAGGGTCTTTTTTTTATAAGGGTAGACAGACGCATAATAATTATATAATAATAAATTATCTCGCTACGGCTAGATATGAGATTAACGATGGCATTTCCGTGAAACTCGCTTAAAATTTTTAATTTGTTTTTTAAGGAGAAACTAAAATGGCCCCTATTCAAGGCATGAGAGGGACAGGTGAGTTCAGTTCGGACTTCCGTCCTAAAAACTACAGAGAGTTATTTACTCTCTTAGAACCAAATGGTAACGCACCATTAAACGCTATGTTAGCAATGGGTTCATCAGAGCCAACAGACGACCCTGAGTACAAGAACTTCAGAGACGAGTTGCCTGACAGAACTATGACTGTTAATGGAGCAGTAAACTCAACGTCTACAGCATCAATAACAATAGATGCAGCAGACGACAATAAGTTTGCAATTAAAGGTGCAATCATTATTAACCAAACTACTGGTGAAGTTATGCAGGCAACTGCTGACACAACAGCTACAACTCTTGCTGTTACTCGTAACATTGGTGGTACTTCACATCAGATTGCAGATAATGCTGTACTGTTTGTGGCAGGATATGCCGCAGCTGAAGGTGCAACATCACCAACAGCAATCACATTTGATGCTACAGTAACCAACAACTTCACTCAGATTTTTAGAACTGCTTTCCAAGTATCTAATACTTTAGCAAGCACCTATCTAAGAACTGGTGATAAGATGGACGAAGCAATGACTAAGGCATTAAAATTACATATGTCTGACATCGAAAGAGCTATGTTCTTCGGCAACAAGCACGAAGCAAGTGGTTCAACTGCAAGTCCAACTAGATATACTGGTGGTTTAACTAACTCACTAACTAACGTGGTAGACTTGGCAACAAGTCACGCTACTTATGGTGGTGGTTCTGCAAACAATATGACTGAAGAAGGCTTAGATAAGCTTTTGATTTCTACTGTATTTAAGTATGGTTCAAAGCAAAAGATAGCTTTTGTCGGTGAAACATGTGCAGCTCTACTACAAAAAATAGGTAAAGCACGTTGGCAACCAACAGCGATAGAAGGTAGCTATGGCATCAACCTAACACAATACAGCACTTTCGCAGGTGACTTGATGGTACACTTACACCCACAGTTCCGTCAGTTAGCTCATATGAAAACTGCAATGGTTATTGTTGATTTCCCATATCTTGTTTATCGTTACCTAGAAGGTCGTGATACCCAACTCTTAGAGAATCGACAAGCAGTAGATGCTGATTCACAAAAGAGTGAATATTTAACTGAGTGTGGATTAGAACTCTTACAAGATAAAGTTCATGCTTATGTTAAGAACTGGGCAGGCACAGCCTAATAGGAGATTGATATTCCTACGATGTAAAAAGGGAGCATTTTATGTTCCCTTTTTATGTTTTTTTAGGGTATAATCATACACAGAGGTATAAAACAACCCACCTGGCGAGCTTTATACGAAGAAAAATTTGGAGAGATAAATGGCGAAAGCAAAAAAAGTAAGAGCTAGAAACGAAGACGGCACACTTAAAGCAGATGACCCAAGTACCCCAGATGTAAACGAAGCATGGGAGCAACCAAAGACTTCATCTTCATATGTTATATATGAAAGCAGAGAAAAAGAACCTTATATGTTTGAATGTGCAGATATTAGAAGCACAAGAAATGAAAGTTCTGGACGTTGCGAATGGAAAGTAGAAGCTTCAGATACAGAAAGATTTGAAAAGCACCACTTCTTTTTAAATGGCAGAATAAAACGAAAGGCATAACATATGACATATTACCTACCAGACGGAAGAGTATGGACAGGCGACACACATACTATGACAGACGGAAGTGTTATGTCAGGAGCAACGCATACTTCCGAAAGCAAGAAACTTGTTACAGAGAAAAGTAATGCTAACCCCCACATAAAATCTGGCTACTCACCTTTGAGAACTTTATGCATGTCTGCACTTAGAAGGTATGGTGAGTTTTCACCAGGCACTGTAGACGGAG